GTGTTACGGAAGCGACTCGGCCAGCGCATATTCGCGCTCAGGAAGTGGCGCGTGTTGTCTCAGGAGAAGCTCGCGGAGGCTTCCGACTATTCAGTTGATTTCATCAGCCTGGTCGAGCGCGGCATCAACGCCCCGACCATCGAGGGCTGCGGACGAATTGCCGATGCGCTCAAGCTGGAGCTGAAAGACCTCTTCGACTTTGAGGCCTACGTCCCCGAGTGCAAGCGCCCAAAAAAGAAGTCTGCTCCCCACAAGACCTACAAGCGGCGCAAGCCACGAGCGGAGAAGACGACTGCTGCCGCGAAAACACCGTCCCGGAAACGGACCGCGATAAAGCAGCCCGCGAAGGTGGCCGCTAGGAAATCTGCCCGTAAGCGAGGTCGTCCCGTAGGCTAATCAGTTCCCCCGTTGTTTGCCGATGGTTACAAGGATGGTTCTACATCCCTCACCGCTTGGTAATCTGGTTGCCGAAGAACATCCCGATGATGGTGATGAGGATGTTGTTCGTGACTGGGCTAATGACGATTGGGCGGAGGCCGGAACCGATAGCGATCCAATTGATCGTTTCATAGGTGCTCGACCATGGCCAAAAGCCTCGGGCCGTGTCGTAGTAACCGATGACGATGGTGATGTCCGGAATGAAGGCAGGCAGAAGGATTGGCAGAGTTACAGCCGAGAGGACGACAATCAAGGCAATGGCCCGGCGGGTGAAATGGAAGCCCTTGTCGCCTTTGAACTCGCGAGCGGCAGCCTGCGAGGCCTCGGTAGCCTGATGGCGTTGGACCGCAGCTTCAAGAGCAAGCTTCTCGCGCTCGGCACGATCTTTCATGCCTTGGGCCCAAATGGTAAGCAGGCCACCTCCGACGGGGCTTCCAATGGCGTTGATGAGTTCGAAGGTTCCCATGGCTCGGATTGAAGATTGGAGATTGAAGAATGAAGATTTAGCGGGGGCTCTGGATTTCCAGATAGAAGACGTTGTCGCGCTTGACCCATTTGACGGTTGGCTTTGGAGCCTCTTCAGTGGACTGAGGGGCGATGACCGTCATGCGGCCGCCGGATTGCGTGGATTGGCAGCCAGCCAGCGCGAGAAGGGTCAGGAAGAGCATTGCGAGCTTCATACCTGAAGCGGCATGTCAACCAAAGCGGTAGAGCGCCAGATGAGCGGCATTATGGAGGCGGCGGTGCCGCTTCGGGAATCTCGACCAGCATTGCTGCAGCGGTGGCGATGTCCTGCTCCTTGGCAATGGTGTAAGAGGTCGTCTTGAAGTAATGGGTGCTCCCCCGGTGGAAGCTCGACGCACGCAGGACATTCAGGTGTTCTCGCCGGACCAAAAAGGCGCGTTCACCGGCGAGGTGCATGGTGGCGTTCGTTCCGAAACGTCCACGGCGCAGATTGGTAAGTGTGACCGAGTCATCGGCCCCCACGACATACCCTTCGACCGACATGATTTCATTGCCCAAGAAAAGCAGAACGGTGTCGGCATCTGCCTGCTCTGGCGTTTGTGACGCAAGCGTCAAGCGATCTACAGGATGCATTTCCAGCACACCATCGGTGCCGGTATCAAGCAGGTCAGCGAGCAACGTCCCGGATGCAGCGAAGAACCGGGCTTGCGCCAGAAAATTATAGCTCAGGTCGTCCGGTGAATGGAATACATTGTAGCCCGAAATCAGACCATGCGCTCGAACGCCCAAATGCGCCAGCGTGACGCTGGACTCATTGAGGGGCTCCGCCCCTACGCTCCCGCTGGTCGCTACCCCATCGGGCAACACAATCACTCGTTCAAACGGCATCGGATCGGCGTCGTAGGTCTCCTCCTCCGGTGGCGTGTAAGGAGCTGGCGTGATACCAGACACCTGATTGGCAACATCGAGCACGAACCCGATCTCCAGTTCCACGTCATCGCTTCTGCGCTGGGATTTGCGCGTTACCCGGCAATTCAGCAAATAATCCGCACCGGGATAGGGACGCAGCTTGATGGGGTCGCCGGGATTCAGCAGGGCGGACTTGGAATAATGCGCCATGACTTTGCCGCTGACCTGTGGCAGCGCGGCCCGGCGACCAGCTTTGGCGACTTGCGCGTTGGCGACCGTTTGCCGGGTAATCCAGCGGCGTTGAAAAGTAATCGGCTCTTGAGTGCCATTCAGGGCGTGTGCCGCCGCATCATGATGAATGGCCACCGACTCCTTGAATTCCCGCTGCCGGTCGGTGTAAACCAGGCGCGTCTCACTGCTGACTCTCGCGAAGGCTCCCGTATCGATTTCGGGAAAATCGGTCTGGTCACTCGTATCGATGACCACCGCCTCGGCGAAATCCGCCGGAAGTGAAGCGGAACCGAACCGATACCGTCCATCTTTCTGATAGAGAAACCCGTCAAAGTAACCGAGGATTTCAGCCAAGGCCTGCGGCAAGGACTGGGCATTGCTGATGAGCGGTGAGAGCCCGATGTCCGCATCGACGAGTTTTTGCGAAGTTTCCTCTCCGCTGCCATCGAAGTCGGACAGATAAATGCCGAGGCCATAGCGCGGGTGCGTCGCGAGTTCGATGGCGGCATGCACCGGGCACACGTCTCCATTCATGTCGGGATTGGCGTAGCCCGGAATGACTGTCTTTCGCGAGACGACCACTTCTATTTGGGGAGCACTCGTGCGGTCACGGCCAAAGATCAGCGGGTCGAACACAATGTAACATTGCCCGCGATAAGCCGGATGCCCGCGAGGTTCGAGCAGTCCATCAACGAGCTGGCTGTCGCTGCCCCAGTAGAAACGCGCTTGGCCATAGTTCGGCAAGGTAATGAATGAAAACTGCCCGGTGATGGCTGTTAGCGGCCCTTCCCATACCTTGACCGTATCCACGTAAATGGCGTGCAGGGTGTCGATGGGCCCGCTGCAAATCACTCCTGCCAGCGCGGCCTGATAGGTATAGCCCACTGTCGCCGTCGAGGTGCTATCCTTGCCGCTTTGGTAGGTCGTCGTGATGGGAATCGCCTGCGGGTTTATCGCCGGTGTAATCCACGTAAGACCGAGACGAACCGTTCCCGCCACCCACGGCAGCGGACGGGCCTCCTCATTGGTATTCACCCGAACTGGCTGAATGTTAGTCAGCGTTTGAGTGGGCGGCGGCACCTTGTGACTGCTGCGAAAGAGAAAACTCATGATTCCATCAGCCGGTAGGCGGCGCTCATGCGCTTGGCGTAGGTTGGGTCGTTGATTTGGCCATAGGCGGTTCCCAGCCCGCGCATGGAATGGATGAAGACAGGCGGCTTGACCATCATGGCCAAATGATGTGGAGCCCGTCCCATGACGAAGGTAACGAGGTCGCCCGTGATGAGTGGCGTCACTTCGGCCAGGCGAACACATCCCGGAATCGCAGCGAGATAATCATCCAGCATCGAGTCGTCCCGATGGGACGTGGCATCTAGAGTATAGCGCGGCGGTTTTAGCTCGTGCGGGAAACCGCTGGCGGATGCCAGTTGATACACCAGATGGACGCAGTCGCACCCGCCGCGTTTAATCCCTTGAAAGGGAACAAAAGGCGTGCCGATCCAGCTCTCTGCTTCGCGCTGAAGTTGCCGAATCCGATCCAGGTTCTTGAAGAAGGGTTTCATGCGATGGATTGAAGATGGAAGATTGTAGATTGAAGATTTTGGGAGTCAGCCGTTAGCATTCTTCAATCTCAAGTCTTCATTCTTCATTCACTTCTTGCCGCCACTGGCTGCGGGAGTGACCAGAGGCATGGCTTTGAGGGTTGGGTTCTCGTAGGGAATGAACGGGTGCCCGCCATAGTTGATGAAGTTGTCAAAGCGGTTCTTGCAGTGGTCGGGGGTGCGGTTGCATCCCGGCCACGCCGAACAGGAGTCGGCAACCGCTGATGTTCGCAGCGAAGCATTCAGGAATAGCCGATGAACGGTGTCCGACAGCACCTGCGCATCTCTTATGGTTCGGACTTCAACGTGAGGCGGCGTGCCAATTTCAAGGTAGCCTCCGGCCAGCCAATCGGCGGCTTTGCCGCTTAGGCCTGCGGATTCAAAATCGACGCTACCAGCGTCGGCATCAATAGCCTGAAGGTGTCCTGAGATGCGGAAGTTGCTGGCGGCGACGCGGCAGGTGGAGCCGTCGAAGAGCTGGTAGTTGCAGCGCGTTTGCAGGAAGAACCGGGGCACGCGCTTGTCTCCATAGGCCAGCGGGCTGATCGCTTTCGCCTTGAGCTCATGACCCTGACGCGTCACTGACTCTACGATGCCACGAAACAGAATCGTCGGCGCTTCCAGAACAACCCCCGTCGCTTCATCGACATGACTTTGACTCAGCACGATTCCAGTTGGCTGACCAATGTGAATTGGGAGCCAATCCTCGAAGGGATTTCCCTCCCAAGCGAACAGTTCGAGGTTCAGTTTGTCGGTGTCGCCTTCAGTCGAGACCGAAAGGCCACCATGGTCGATGGGCACAGGATGCCAGGTGAACGCGCCGCTTTGCACCGGCTGGTCGTGGCTGGTCAGGTGCATGGAGTAGATATTGCGGACGCCATAGCGGCGGGTGATGCGGTAGAAATAGACCGGGCGGCGTGTGGCCAGAGTGTTGGGCTCTGCGTATTCCAGAGGAAGCTCAGTTACCGCAAAACGGATGCGTGCGTGGTTGTCGGCCTCGAAATCGAACTCGATCTCGTCGCTCGTCAGGCGCACGAAGAGCAGACGGTTTACCCGCCAGACATCGGCTATGGCCGGAAGTGCTGCATCCAGAGCGAGCATCGCCTGGCCCGCGCTGAAAGCGGGTTCGACCGCAAGCACTTCCCGGTAGTGCCAGTCTCCTTCCGGCGAGAAAAACGCCAGGTGCTTACCCGCAAGATGCGACCAGTCGCTGAACGTTTCCGAATGGATGAGGATTGCCGCTGAGGCCGCCGTGGTGATCGCGGTTACATCCTCAGACATGGTTGGCATCCAGAACCCCTTGAAGCGCCCTCTTTGTTCCTGGAAGAATGCCTCCACCGCATCCATTGCGTCGGCCTTTTCGGCGACGGTGACGACCTCAATACGCTCGCGGACGTGGGTCTGCGTGGCGACCGCCGGATGCTTCCCGTAGCCGAATGCATGTTCCTCCGGCTCATATTGCAGACGGCGACGAACGGTTTCGCCCAAGTCAGCCAGCAGCGGAAAAACGGGCAAATCTCGGTATTGCATTAGCGGACTCCCAGTAAGGTGAAGATGTCGTTCAGGTATTCCTCAGCACTGCGGCCCGACGGGATACCAGTTTCGAAGGAAACGAACTGGCTGGCCAGTGCCTGGCCGAGGGATGCGTAGCTGCCCGCTCCGTTGATCGCGGCCGTCAGGTGCTCGTTGAAGGCGAGATTGTCGTCCTCCCAACTGGCCGCCGTGGGGTCAATGGAGTAGACCTTGCATCGCGAATACTCACGCCGGGCAAACTCGTTCTGAAACGCCACGTAGTCATTGGAAAACGACGAGGTCGGCTCGTTGGCCGCATTGCGCGGGACCTGATGGTAGCCGCCGCTGGCTTCGTTGATAAAAGCCAGGGAGACATAGCGGGCGGCCTGCTCGCCGGAAACGCGGTAGCCCAAGCGATCCAGCCAGCGCTCGCTCGACCAGTTCTGTACCCGCACAAAGTGATCCGCTTGCGCCTGATCGCCGCCATAGACCAGATCGCGCAGCCGCGCTTTCAGCTCGTTGGCGGCGGCCGTCACGTTCGGCACGTCGGCATCCATGCTGCCCGAGGTATCAATGAAGAACAGGAAGTAGAGGTTCGACAGGAACGACAGCCAGTTGCTCTCGGTATCGACTTCGGTGAAGACGAACTCCGCCGGAATCGACTCCAGCGGCGATTCACCCCTAAATTGAATCTCGAAGCTGCGCCCGGCACCGCCAACTACCTCGGACGGCACGGACTCAATTCGCCCCAGTTCCAGCGGCACCAGCAGGTCGCCGGGCAGAGCATTCACGGCGCTGTCCGTCACGATGGATGAGCCGTTTACAGAGGTAACCTTCGCAACTTCTGTGACATCACTAAATGGCTTCGCGATCCCGACCCACTGGCCGACTTCGATGTTTGGAGCCGAACGTTCCAACTGAACGGTTGCGCCGGTGACGCCCGCAATGACCTGCTCACGTCCCCAGAGCGGAACGGCGGCTTTGGCACTTTCGAGGGCTTCACGCAAAGCCGCTTCGACTGCAAAGGTGCGGTCAGCGGTGTCGGTTGAGATCGTGTATTGGATGCGTCGCTTGGGTTTTGAAAACCATGCGGCGCGTTCCTCCATTCCAGTTACTCCTTCGGCCACCGATGCACGATGCGCCAGGCGATGTTTGACCGCAAATGACCAGTCGGGAGCGAAGGGAACGAGCCTGTGATTGTTGATTTCCATGAATTTAGCCCGGAACGCCGATGCGCAGCTTATTGCGGTTCATGATGTCAAGGATGACGGCCTCGCCTTCACTGGTTTCGAGGAAGCGGCGCAGGTCATTGCGCGTGCCGGTGACGGCGATGTTGATTGAAGATTGAGGAGTTGGGGTCGTAGACGGGGCGGGATTGGGAACCAGACCACCTTCGGCGAAGCCCGGCATGCTGGGCAGCGAGGGACGCTCGACCCGAAGCTGGCCGACAAGGTGGTTGAAGTAGTCTGGCCCCTGTCGCGAAACCACATCCGCCGGGATCACGAACTCGCCCCGGTGAACGATGCCCGCCGGTTCGTATTTGCCGCCTGCGCCCGTGTAGCCGCCTGCGGCGAAGCCGCCCATTGAGGCCATGACGGCGGTCAGCACGGCAGCACCGATCAGGGCCGCTGCGCCAAAGGAGCCGATGGACGCAAGCATGGCGGTCGGCCCCATCGCGGTTTGCTTCACTGCCTCCTGGGCGACGGTGCTGGAGGTCTCGGCCTGCTTGAGGGTTTCGCCCATCACGAACATGCGGATGCGGTCGGCGATCCAGTTGGCTGCCATCTGCGAGAAGGACTGAAGGAGTGAGCCTCGCACCGCCGTCGAAACGCCGAGCAGCGCGTCGCGCCAGGTGTGGGTGCGCATGACGAGGCCCTCGATGCTCCCGGAGAGGCCGCTGCGCAGGGCACTGTCCACCGAGTTGAAGGTATCTTCGGCGACTCCGCCGGTAGCTTCAATCTCCGAGGCCAGGGTGCTGACTGGGCTTTCCTCACGAGCGTCAGCCTGCGGGGCCGCATCCACGGTCTGGGCTTCGCGCAGAGCAATCCGCTCTTCGATTAAATCATTCAGCCGCTGGGTGGCCGTCAGCTCGCGTTCGGCTTCGTCGGCGCTGAGGCCAAGCGCTTCCCGGCTGGCTTCGAGGTTTGCGTTGAGCTGCTCCTTGACGAGCGTGCTGATTTGTTCGATGCCTTCACGTTGTTCGTCCAGCAACTCGTTAAATTCCCGAGCAGGGCGGATGACTGAGTTGCCCCAGTCGACACGTCCGAAACTCACTTGCCCGATCTGGATGCCATCGGTGAAGGGCAAGGCGGCAGTGATGGCGTTGACCCGCTCGATCACCCCGTTGAGAAGATCTTCGAATCCGGCGGTGATGGTGTTGAGCACCGCCGCGAAAGCCCGGGCCAGCAGGTCCCCGGCAGTCTGGAAGATGACTCGCGCCTCTTCGCCGATTTTCCGAAAGCCCGCCGAGAGCCAGGTAAGCGGTTTCGCCAGTGCATCGATCAATGCCTTGGCCGCTTCGGTGCCGAAAGTCATGACCCCGTTGAGCACCACCTTCCAGCCATCGCCACCGGAGCCCAGCCAGGCGAGGGACTCGTCGATCATGCGTCGGGCCGCCGCCGTGCCCTGCTCGAAGCCTGCCTCGATGGTCAAGCCGATAAACTGCGCGAGGGTGCCATCCCGAAAGGCGTCTATGGCAAGGTCGATAAAGGCACCGATGCGTTGCCCGAACTGGGTGAAGTCGATTTGGTTGATGGCTTCGAGTGGCTTTAGCAGCTCATCGGAAAGGATGTCGCCGACACCGGCAAAGACCTGACGCGACTTATTGGGCATGCGGCCCAGCAAGGTGTCGATGCGCTCGAAGGCCACGCTGTTTCGCTCCAGCACTTCAGGCATGGCACCCAGTGAAGCGCGGGCATCGTCGAGTGCGCCGCCACTGCGAAACAGCGGCATGAGTTCCGCTCCAGCTTCCCCGAAGAGACGCATGGCAATAGCAGCCCGGTCAGCGGGGTTTTCCAGTGAGGCGATCTTTCGGGATAGGATTTCAAATTGCTCTTCGGGCGAGAGGCCGATCAAGGTTTCCGCGCTAAGGCCGAGTTGATCCAGGGCCTGTTTGCCTTCTCCCATGCCTTGCGCGGCTTCCGAGATGCGCTTTTGCATGTCGTTGATCGTCTTGCCGACCCGCTCGCCGCTGGAGCCATTGTCGTCGAAGGCTTGTCGCAAAACCGAAAGTGAGGACACAGCGACGCCCGTGCGCGTGGAGAGGTGATCCAGATCGGCCCCGAGCCCAATGATGTCGCGGGCTCCGCCGATCACCGACCTCACCGAAAGGTAAGCGGCGGTGAAGCCCGCAACCGATTTGATGAGACGCCCAAAGCCCGCCGAAGCCTGTTCGAGGCCCGCGAGCCTCGAGCGAATATCAATCAATACACTGACGCGGGAATCGGCCATTTATTTCAAGGTTTGCACGGGCAGACCCGCGCTCTGGTAGAGCTGCTTGAGGTTCGCGGGTTTGCCTTTGCTCTTCATCTGCCTGTCAACGCGCAGCGACTCCTCGAAGCGCCCCAGCGCCTGCGCAGCGGACTTGCTCCAGACAGCGGAGGCGGCGAGAGCCCGCGACTGCGTCTGCCAGCGCAGTTCTTCGAAGCGGCGCGTCTGGTCTTGCTGGACGATCAGGATCGCCTCGGGCAAGGACAACGAGGCGGCGACCTCCGTCACGCCCTTGCCAAGGATCAATCCGACTTCGGCGCAGAGCCGGGGAAGGCTGACTGGATCGCGTACCCGCTTTGCGCGATGGGCAGCAGGGCTTCGTTGAGCTTGGCCCGCCGTTCTCCCCAGCGGCAGGCATTCCTGAAATTTAACTCATGCCCCTTCTCGCAGACATCGAGCAGCGAGTCGACTTCGAGGGTCTCGGCCCAACCTGCCTCCTTCCCGCAAAGGAACTCCGCAAGCTTTTCCTCGTCGTCGACGAGTCGCAGGTAGTCCGGAAACTCACGGATTTTGAGAAGCCTTACGGTCGCGCTTTCGCGGCTTCCGTCGCTCTTTTTTAAGGCGACGCTCACGCCGCCGGTCAGCACGGCCTGCTCTTGGGTTTCGTTCATGGAGGGGTGGCTCAGGTTCGGGTTCATAATCTTCAATGGGGTCCAGCAGACCGAGACTCGCGATGCCTGCTTCCAGCTCTGCCTCGGTGTCAAAATCCGCGATCTCGTGAATGGAGTCGGTTTCGCCATCGGTCTCGAACGCGCCGAGCACCCGCTGTCCATCGTGGATGCAGCGCCAGACCTTCTTGCCTTTCTTGGGGCGCTTGGCGCGTCTGAAACGCAGGCCTTCTTCCTGAATGTCTTCGATCATGATCAGATAGTGATGGACCAGCCGCGACTGGTCAGGGTAGACTTGGCGGTATTGGCGGCGGCGGAGCGCTGGTCGTTGGGCGCTCCGGGATTGCCGGAATAGTTGAACTGCCCGTTGGTCGCCATGCCGGAGGCAGCCAGCTGGATCAGTGCTGCATCGATGGCGGCGGCAGTTAGCTGATTGTTTTGGGCATGGACGTAACGCAGCTTCGTCAGGCCCGTGAAGGCGGGCAGTTCCGTGAGCTGATTGTCGTAGCAGCGCAGGTTGACCAAGGCGGTCAGCCCGGCAAGGCTCGGCAGCGCAGTCAATGCGTTCTCGAAGCAGTAGAGGTTTTGCAGGAGAACCAGGGCGCTCAGGCTGGGCAAAGTGCTCAGCTCATTCTGCTCGCAGTAAATGTTCCGTAGGAGCGTCAAAGCGCTGAGGTCGGGCAAGGTCGTGAGCTGATTGCCGTTCACCCGTAACTGGTCGAGATTTACGAGCCCGGAAAGGTCAGGCAACTGCACCAGTTGATTGTTGGACAGATAGAGGCCTCGCAGCTCGGCCATCCCGCCGAGTTCCGGCAGAGAAGTCAGTTCGTTGTTGCCCAATTCAAGATAACGCAGATTGGTCAGCGCACTCAGCCCTTCAATCGTTTCGATGTCGCCATCGGCCAGGTAGAGCGACTCAAGGTTCACCAGCGGACTCAAATCCGGAACTGTGCGGAACTGATTTCCATAGAGGCTCAGGTAGCGGAGCCCGGTCAGATGCAAGATGGACGGGAAACGCTGCAACTGGCTGTAGTAAAGCTCCAGCGAATCGATGTTCGTCATCCCTTCCCAGTGCAGTTCACGCATCTGCAGGGAGTCTATGTAGACGTAGCTGGTTGCCGGGTCGCCCCAGATGCGAAGGTTCGGGGAGCGCTCGCCATCGGGCAGCGACGCGATGTTGTCCACCAGTTCATCCAGATGATTTGGCGGACTTGAGGGCAAAGTCCGGGCGGGACCGAAGAGTTCGTTGAGTGCGCTCATGCTTTAAGCCTCCTGACGCAGAAAGACGGTGCCGACGGGTGAGAGCACATCGACTTTGAGTTCATAGCCAAACCAGTCGTCGCCCAATTCCGGCTGATTGTTCAGCCGCACATTGCAGCGGAAATCCTTGTGCATGAGGCGCGGATTCTGGGCATCCTGATCGTCCCAGACCCGGAGCCGCGCAAAACCGTTCAGACTCTGCGGACGTTGCAAGGGGTTGATCAGTCGGTAGTCGGGATTGCCGCCGGTCAAACCACTGGAGCTGCCATAAAACAGGGTCTCGACGATGCGGTCGTTGACCTCCTCCAGTTGGAGCATGTAACCGAGCCGAAGCTGCGTCGTGAACACCTTGTCCAAAATCCGCACGCCACGATACGAGCCGAAGTGCTCCTTCGTCTCGGCCTGATTTTGAAATGAAAAGGCTTTCAGGTTTCCGAACAGTGCCTCGGCAGCATCGTAATCGGCTTCGTTGGCCGGAGCCACGGAAACACCTGTGATGAGCGAAAAATCACCGCTGCCAATGAGGAGTAAGTTCGGGTTGGACATGAGGTTGGGATTGAAGAATGAAGATTGCAGATTTCAGCTACTGGAGCGTCTTCACCATGAAGTTGCAGAAGTAGACGATCAGCCCGCTGTCGAGGGGCCCTGCTTCGTAGGCAGGGGTGTCAACTTGCAGGACATGCCGCAGGCCGCGCTCGGTCGCCCAACTCGCCTGATGCAGTGATTCGAGAACCTGCTCGGCAACCTCCAGAGCCCCTTTGCCTGTCTGATTCCGCGCCGGGTTTTCCAGGACGGAAACCACCACTTCGTTATGCAGCAAAAGCCGGGGTGCGTCGGGCTTGGGAGCACTGCCGGAGGATTGCACCACGACGATGGCGAGACCCGTCTCCCGAATGGCAGTTTCCAGTCTCTGGTTGTGATCCGGTGCGATGTTCGCGATGATTTCCAGCCCGGCCAGAAAGGGATCGGCCTCAAGGTGGTTGGTGACGGCGGTGATGACCTCGGAAAGTTTCATGGGAAGATACGGGCAATGGTGCGCTTCAAGGCCTCCTGCTGTTTGCCCCGGACATACGTCTTCATGTCGGCGGCCTGTGCCCGCAGGGCCTTGTCAACGAGGTTGCGCTGACGGTTCTGAACCATCACTCCTCGCAGAAAACTGGTCAGGCGAACGTAGGGGCGGCGCTTGCCCTTGGCGGTACGGACGAGCGCCTCGCCGATTTGCCGGTTGCGCCGTGACTTCGCGGAGAACTGCGAACTTTGGCCTTCCCGATTTGTCCTCCATGCACGGAACAGATAGCTGACCGAGAGGTAGCCAATGGATCGCTTCCGCAGGGCCAGCTCCTGATTGACCGATAGCCGCTTGCCATTCGCTCCCATGCGTCGCCGAATGGCATAGCCTCGCGATGCGGCTTCCTGTTCGATCTTGTTTTTGGTAGGCGCAATTGCCTTGAACTGCCGATACAGCTCCCATTGCACGCGCTTGCCGCGGTTCTCAATGAGCGGGCCAGTCTCGCGCTTGTTCCAGCGGAGGTATTCCTGAAGCGCCCTGTCGAACTGCCGCAGCGAATGACTCGAAGCGCCGCCTTCCATCAAAGCTTTCCGATGAACTTGAGTATGGCCAGAACCGCAACAACCAGCGGCGGGATGGCTGTGGCCACCCAGAAGAAACGCAGGAGCGTATCCATCTTGCGCTTCAGCTCGCGAATGTCCGAGCGAAGTCCGTTGTGCCCGTCCGCTCCCCACAAGACCGTCTCGATGCGGGTCAGGCGCTCTTCGGTTTTGCGCAGGCGCTCGAAGATTTCAGTGGGTGGGTGGTTACTCATGGATGGGTCACCTCGCATTCGAAGGTTACGGTGAGGTCGCCCGGCGTGCGGGCTATGCGCGTAACCCGGTAGTGCGTGCCGAGTTCGTCTTCGAAGCCCGCACCGATGGCTGGGAGCGAACCTCCGAAGGCCGACCGAAAGGCGCGGATTAGGGCGGCGTTGTCATCGCCAGGCGTCAGGTCGTAGCGCTCTTCCTGCGGCTGGAGCGTGCGGATCAGGGCGGCAAACTCATGGCCGTCCCAGTTCAGGCGAGATCCGGCGACGTCGAGGAGTTCGGCAAAGCCCTCGGCTTGGTCAGATTGTTTGGGATTCACCCAAGCGCGGGCTTGTCAACGGATCACACCCACGACCGCAGCCGATGCAGTGTGTGGAGGGCGATGGCCTCCTCGTTCGCTTCGGTCGAAAACCAGTAGCGATGGCTGACCACGCGTTGGTCGGGCGTCAGGTTGTCGAGAATAAACTCGGCCAGCGGTTTGCCGCCGGGGGCCCAGCGGGGAGTTTCGTAGGCTTCGGCGAGAAGCTTCTCGACCGCTTTCGATCCGGGGCGAGCCGCGAGCACAGTGATATCGGCAACCTGCCGCTTCCGATCCTCCGGTGGCAGTAGTCCGACCACCAGCGAGGCGGTGGCGACCTCGTTGAAGAAACTGTCAAAGGCGACCAAGGGCTCAACATCCACATCGGCGTAGATGCCACCGAGGTCCCGCAGCAGGAGAAAGCGGAGCCGGTTGGCGATGTGCGCTTCGCGGCAGGTCTCGCGGGCGCGGTAAGCCTTCAGGAACGGGTCGGCGGCGTAGCGCTCCCACAGCTCGTTGCCGTGGAGGTTCACCTCCCATTCCGGGTGGAGTTCCTTCATGCGGGCGACGAAGACGGCGCACTTCTCCGGCAGCGGCGCGGGCTTCTGGCCTTTGCCGATCCAGATCTGGTGGATGATTTTAGGGATGCGTTTCATGGGAACGAAAAGGGCCGTCCACCGCAGCAAGATGGACGGCCCCGTCGGTTGTCATGAGCTACGAGCCACTGCCGGACCCGCCGCCAGCAGGCGCGACGATGCGCTTGAGGCCTGCGCTGAGGGCGGGAACAAAGCCGTAGAGGCATTCAAAGGCCACGATCTCCTTGCCGCTGTCGTTGTCGTAGAAGCGGCGGTAGCCGAAGGTGATGCCGGTTTCCGGGTCGGAGACCGGACCGGATTCGAGGTAGGACTCGGGGCGCAGCGGGGCGAGGTAGCGCATGGCGATGGCCAGCCCGGCCGGATGCGCGGCGAAGCCCACGAGGTTTTCGCCGTTGTCAGGTAGGACGATAGTGTCGTAGATGTCGAAGCCGTAAATGCGCGGGATGCGGGCCTCCATCAGCGACGGCTGGCTCATCTGGGTGAGGTAGCTGTGGCTGATCTTCGGGTCGCCGAGCAAGGCCGTGTAGTAGGAGTCGTCGAGGATGAGGCTGCGCTCGGTCGTCGGCATCTTCGCCTGGGCACAGGCCCCGCGAATCCCGAGCACCTTCGAGGCGTCGAACTCGGAGGCCAGCACCTCGGGAATGGCCGGTGCTCCGTAGTTCGCGAGCGTGATGACCGAGAAGATGTCCTGCAGCACGTCCTGCGCGAGCTGCTTGGCTTCCGATCCGGCGAGGCGTTCGAGCCGGATGAAACTCGACTCGGCGGCTTCCTTGTCGGTGAGGTGGAACGAGCGCACCTTGTGCCGGTTGCAGACCACGGGAATGGTCGTGACCGTGCGGTCGGCGTTCTGCGAATAGCTGCCCGCGAAGTCGGAACTGGTCGGGAGCGCGTTGCCGACGACGGGCACATTCACGGTCTTGCCCCGTTCGAGGAACTCGGCGGAAAAGTCGGTCGAGAAGGCCCGCAGCGGCTGGAGCGCGGCGCGGAACGCTTCGAGGAAGGCCTGCGAGATGCGGATGTCCTGCAGATTAGTGAGGGTGTTGGGCATGGCTTACTTGCGGTTGAGGATGCGGTCCTTGTGTTTGCGCCAGAAAGCGGTCTGCTCGGCGGGCGTCTTCTGGGCCTTGAGTTGTTCGGCGAGGTCGTCCGCATCGCGGTCGCCCTGCGGGGTGATGGGAAGGGGTTCAACGCCGACGCTGGCGCAGATCTCAGCAGCCTTGGCTTCGGCGGTCTTCGCCTCCGCTTCGAGCTTGGTGATCTTCGCGGTGGCGTCGGTGTGCTGCTGGCGGAGGGTCTTGAGTTCGTCCTGGAGCTGGCCGTTCAGGGCCGACTCGTCATTGCGGGCGGTTTCGGCCTCCGTGACGCGCTTTTGCAGGGCGGTGATCGAGGCGCGTTCGACTTCGAGCTGGCTCTCCAGTTCGGTGACTCGCGCTTCGGCGGCGGTGAGTTTTTCTTCCAAGGTCATGGCTGTTGTCCGTGGAGCGTTGTCAACTTGGCGAGGAGCGCGGCGCGGCTTGGGATGAGGCCCGTGACGAGATTCCGCTTGGCCGCTTCGCTTCCGTAGAAGGCCTGGCCTTCGAGCGCGGCGTCTTTCACGTAGCGGCGCTGGGCCTTCACGGACGCCTTGAACTCGCTGTGGATCTGATCGACCCGCTCTTGGAGGAGTGCCCGTTGCTCGTCGGTGAGACTGGTGCCGGGGAAGCCCGCCGCCTTGTAGGTGCCCGCCTTGATCAGATCGACAAAGAGTCCCGCCTGCGCGAAGGCGACCGAGGCGTCCAGCACGGCGAGGTAAACCCCCACGCTGCCCACGGTGGCGCTCCTGGTGCAAAGGAACTCGCCTGCCTGACTGCCCAGCCAGTAAGCGGCGGAACAGGCTTCACTGGCGGTGAATGCGTAGGTGGGCTTGGGGAAATTCGCGATCTGCTCGGCCACCTCGGGGATGCCGGTGACGGTGCCGCCCGGCGAATCGACATCGAGGAGCAGCGCCCGCACGTTCGGATCGGCGGCGAACTCGTGGAGCTTGGCAGAGAGGTCGAGCGTGTCGGTCGCCCCGAGCATCTTCTCGATGGGCATCAGCCCCTGCCCAAGGATGCCGGTGATCGGCAGAATCCCGATGCCGTGCTCGATCCGGGCTTGCGGAGGCTCGCCGAAGAGTTCCTTGAGCACGTCCGAGAAGCCGCCGCAACGGGCCACGAAGGCGGACAGCAGGCGCGGTTCGATGAGGAGCGGATCGTGACGGAGGATGGCGTTGGCGAAGGTCATGGAGTTTGGGGGCAGGTGCCGGAGTCGAACCGGCGTCCCCAGGGGAATGAGCCCCGGGCGAATCCCATTGCCTGCCGCTTACTCCTGATCCGTCTTGTCAACGGGCGGCTCGGGCATCGCTAGCATCTGCGTGCCACTCGGCTTCCAGAGCATGCTCACGGGCACGCCATACTTCTCGGCTGCTTCCATGATCGCTTTGGCGTCCTGCGCCCGGCGTTCGAGTTCCTCGCGAAAGTCCATGCCCAGCTCCGAGTAGTGGTCCGATAGCGTCTTGAGTCCGGTCTCGACATCGGCGCGGTTCTGCTGGGCCTCGCGGCCCGCATCGACCGTCACCCGGCGTGGGCAGACCCAGCCGACGCGGTTCCAGTGCTTGACCGGCGCGAGTTCTCCCCGGTCGATGGCGTCGCCAATGACGTAGCCCCAGGTCGGGCGCAGCAGCCGATGGATCAGGATCATCTGGCGGTAACTGAAGCGTCGGTCGGCCTTGGCCACGACGAGACGGATGCCCGCGCCGCCGATCTTCCCGGCGTCGAGGACGAACTCGTAGGGCAGCATTCCGGCGGCGGAGTCGCGCTTGAGGTGTTCGAGGAAGCCGGTGAAGACGGGGCTTGGGCGGTTCGACTGGAAACTCTCCAGCGATTCTCCTGGCTGGAGTGCAACGATCTTGCCGCCCACGATGCGCTGGAGCGTGACCGGATCGCTGGGTGTCGGCGCTTCCGCCGGGCCCGCGTGAACAGAAAAGTCGGAGTTCTCCTCCACGCCTCCATTGTCGCGCTTGATGATACGGGCGATGTCGGCGTTGTCCTTCACAGCGTGCTTCTCCAGCGCCAGCATCTCCATCTCGTCGAGGATATGGTTGATCGAGTGCTGGAGGGTCGGTGGCTGGCGCACGCCGCTGGCCGACTCCGGCTCGAAGATGTGGAGGACAGCGTTGGCGGGCACGTCGCGGGTGGAGTTGTCGTCGAGGATCAGGCGGTAGGCCAGAGGGGCTCCGTAGGCGTCGAGGCGGATGCCATCGACCGTCTCCGTCGAGGCAAAGGAGTCGCCGATGCGGTGGGCTTCCACCAGTTGCAGGCGCGGTCGCCCAAACCGGTCACGTACCTTGATGCAGAAGTATTCGCCGTCCACGTCGAGGCCTCGGCAGACGAGGTGCTGGCATTCCTCGAAGCTAAAGCGCTGGGTGATCTCGGCCCGAGCCGCCCAACGGGCGAAGAAGTCCTCGGCGGCTTTGTTCCACTCGAGGTCGTCGGTCAGCGCCTGCGGCTGGATGCCGTCGCCCGTCGAGTAGATGGCCATGTCGGCTACCATCTCTCGGGCAAAGCCGGAGTTCTTGTTGAGGTAACGGGAGCGCCGGACCAACTCCCGGCGCGTGTGGCTCGTCAGTTCCTTCTTCGCATCCGTTGGGGCTGCTCCCGGCACGGGTCCTCGCCGACGCGAGGGATTGGCGTTCTCGTAGGCGGTGGAGGACTTGGGCTGGAGCAGGCCAGTCCAGAACTGACGGGAAAACGGGTTCACAGACCCAGCGGCCTGTCAACGTAGGAGGCGGCGACGCGGATCGGAGGCGGATACTTCGCTGGGTCGAGCTTCTGCAATGCCCGCTGGCAGGCCGCGATGATCGTGTGGATCTCGTCGATCCGGCGCTTGGACACGCTCGACCCGTTGTCAGCGTAAGCTGCCAGCGTCTTCTTCAATTCCGCCTTCTGGATCGAGAGGATTTCCTCGACCTCGGCGGAAGTGAAGCCTATGGAGTAGTCATTCATAGTCGGAAGTATGTCTACAATTGCGTTTTTCGTTTCAGGAGAACCTCGATCTTGGGGATCCAATAAACCGAGGGCTTGGATACAAGCTATTGCGGATGCTCTATATGTTTCCACCGACCTCCGCAACTGTTGTGACGTCTGCAACTTGGAAGTGACGTGTCTTCTCGGACCCAAAGCCTATGAGAACCAAAAGGTCATTTGTCACGGTCCTGACATAGACAATCTGCTCTCTCCCTTCCTCGAAGCATTGAAGCTTCCAGATTCGAACGCTAAACGGGTATTCGATGACGATACATACTTTGAGGAGGCGAGGATTCGAAAGATACGGGTTCTCAATGACTCAGCTGCGGGAGCATTTGTTATTGTTCGTCGTCAGCCTCAAATTTAGTCGTCACATCCTCGCCGTTCCGTAGCACCGGCCGACCTTCGCCGAGGGCCAGCCATCGCTTCACGATGACGTCGCAGTAGGCGGGTGAAATCTCCATGCCGTAGACGCGGCGGCCGAGTTGCTCGGCGGCGATGAGCTGACTGCCGGAGCCGCTGAACGGCTCGTAGCAGAGTTCGCCGCGCTTGGTGTGCTGGCGCATGGGGATAGCGAAGCACTCCAGCGGCTTGGGCGTCGGATGGTCGGGGCGCTCGTCGTTGTTGATGCCCTCGATGTTCCAGACGCTGCGCAGATACTCGCTGTCGGCGCGGGGCGGCTTCTGGCCTTTGACCCAGCCGAAGAAGCAGGGTTCATGCGCCCAGAGGAACCAAGATCGCGTGAGGATCGGGCGGTTGGGCTTGTGCCAGATGATCTGCTGATGGACGAACGCGCCGTTCTTCTCCCACGCTTGTTCAACCATCATTTGGCGGCGGCTGGCGTGCCAGCAATACCACGCAGCGTTCGGATGGATGGCGTGCTCAATGGCGACCTTGATAAAGCGGTCGTAGAGGTCGTTGTTGCGCTCGTCATCAGCCTCGTCCCAAGTCGCGCCGTAGGTCTCTGACCAGTCGGTGTTCTTGGTGCGGGTCTGACCGGGGTGGTTGGTGCCGTCGTAGCCGACCAGATACGGCGGGTCGGTCGCGAAGAGGATCGCCCGTTCTCCCTGCATCAGGCGAATGACGTCTTCAGCCTTCGTCGAGTCGCCGCAAAGAAGCCGGTGCTCGCCCAGCTCGTAGAGGTCGCCCGGTTGCGTGATCGGATCGACCGGCGGCGCGGACACGGTGTTCGATTCGTCCTCATGAGTGTCGAGGCGGTCCAGGATGTCGTCGAGCGAGTCCTCATCAAAGCCGGTCAGGTCGAGGTCAATTTCCCCATCGAGTTCCTGGAGGAGTTTCTTGAGGGCGTCCTCGTCGGTCTCGGAAAGTTCAGCCAAACGATTGTCTGCAACGAGCACAGCCATCTCGTCGGCTTCGGTAGCGAAGTTCTGGTAGTCCACCGGCACGAGCGCGACGCCGAGTTTCTTCGCCGCCATCAAGCGACCATGCCCGGCGACGATCAGCCCACTGCGCTTCGAGATGACGATGGGATGCCGCCAGCCCAGATACCGGATGTTCTTCGCCAGCAATTCGATCTGCGCGTCCGGATGCTGGTTCGGGTTGCGCGGGTTGGGCTTGAGTTCGGCGGTCGGCACCAGTTCCTCGAACTGGCACCAGACCTCGACCCCGGCGGCGATGGCTTTGGCCTTGGGCGTTTCAGGAGTTGCGGCGGCGGTCTCGCTCATGCGAGCGCCGGGGTGTCAACTAGGAATTGTCTGTCAACGTCTTCTTTCGGCTAGCTTCGCTACTAGCATTTCAACAACTCTATTGATTTCTGCGAGTGCGTCAGATGATTTGGATAAGCTGATTACGCCGATTCTACGAGTACGGTCTAGCCCGGCGAATCTCTCACCTGGCATTAAAATCGCCACAACTTCGCCCTTAGAAATTCTTTCATGAAACTCGTCAGATTCAAAGCATGTCCATACTCTGTCAGGGTAATCTTTCCCTAGAATCGCTACAACGAATAGTGACTCGGTTCTGTATATGGGACCAAGATACTCCTCTAAATCTTGTGCGACTATTCTGTATTGTTCATTGTGATCATAGAATACAGAGACTTGTCGCTTCTTTAATTCATCGAAAAGCTTAGACGCAAAAACTCGATCCGATCCGGCAAACGAAAGCGCTATGTCATATCTCGAGTTAAATTCAGCATGGGTATAACCTAGCTGTTTAGCGAATCTCGTCCATTCTAAGTTTTTCAGATAGAAAACAAATTTTGGATCTTCAGCTACAAGAGATCTGGTGCGAGGATCATAATAAACTAAATCATTAAAATCACTATTGGTTGAAATGAATTCATCATACTCCCCCGATTCGATTATCGGAGAAACACTTCGTTCGATTTCTGCATGCTGATTGGTTACTTCATCTATTTGAATGGACCATTCTTTAGATTCCGCCAAATACTTCAAAACTTGCAGATATGGAGCCCGACCTTCTCTGTGAAGAACTGGTCCGGTTGCCAAAATTCGAGTGCGGTCACTATAAACAGGATAGATATCAGAGAATACACGTTGCTTAATCAGTTCCACACTTGTCTCTACGCCAATTACCCTCTGTTGAGCTTCAGTTACGCCAACATCTAGACAAGCAGCATGGCAGAACATTTGTGTCAGATGGAAGCTACCATTTGCAGCCTCTATGATCTCGTCTGCCAGGTTAAATTTAACTTTGAGAACAGATTCTCCTTTCAGAATCAATTCAGCAATCTTTTCTTTTGAATTGGACTCAAACTTAACTCGGTCGACCCGGCCTGCTAGGTCGGGTGCGAAGCTGACCAAAGAATGACCGGTGCGATTAATTCCAACGATTACTATTTTATCGGCAGGATTTTCTTCATCTGCGAGTTGCTTAACCTGATTGGCTATCTCTCCTTTGAGTATATCATCAAGTCTGTGGAAATCATCAATTATGACTAGACCGAAATTGTTAGCACGAGGCAATTCCTGGATTTCCTTACGGTGTGTCGGTTTTCTAGCAGACAGCAACCTTGAAGAATTCCTAAGATTTAAAGAATCGATAACTTTGAGAATGCAGGTAGTTTTTCCAATCCCAGATGGACCTTCAACAACCAGTCCTCTTCCCGGAGTTCTTAATGCTACTTTCAGGTCTTGAAACTCTGATGGCTCAACAAAAGTATAAGTAGGAATTCCCGATTTCTTGAAAACCTGCTCAAGCCTGATTTTAGAGTCGGAATCATCGGCTGGGGGAAAGACGTCCTCAATCGAATAGTTTCCGACAGCAGCGATACTGTTTAATGCATGAAGTATCCGATATTGATAAGGACGCGTAGGATTTCTTGTATTGTTTGCTGCTGCGCTTACAGTTGATGTTGAGACTTTCGCGTACTTCGAAAGAAGGGAAAACGTGATGCCCTCCTTTTGGAGGATTTCTTTTAAGTTGTTCTGATTTTCCTCCATGAAAGTAAGCGGGCGTTCAGTTTATTTAGAAGCACCAGTCCGAGCAGAGAAAATATCATGGACGCTATAGTTTTTCCTAGCGAGCATGTTTACCGCATTCGTAATTTTCGCCTTATAGGGATCTGAGGGGTTAGACCGTTTTCGGTAAGCCGCATTTATGGTTGAATATGAAATATCTGCTTTCTTAGCGACTTCAGTTTGCTTCAGCCCGTTGCTGTCAAGGATATCTCGTAAATTGTTTTTCACACGCATGACTTATTCGCTAACATAGGAAAACCTACCTTTGTCAAGAAAACTCGACAAAAATATGCAAAAATCGTGATTCATCGCCGATACTTCGTTTTACTAGGTTTTTCGGAGACGGTCGATCTGCTCATCCGTCAACGGGGCGGGCTGGCCGTGGCGCTGCCAAGTGTGCTCGTTGCGCCCAAAGCCAAGCTGGACGTTCACGCTGGCCTTGGGCATCTCGATACCGTGGCGCTTCAGGATGGCGTCGGCTTCGGGATACTTGACGCCCGCTTTGCCAAGGGCCTTGAGGACGGCGCAGGCGGAGAACCCGAGGATAAGCTTACGTTTGGACGTGTTCCTACAGGCGGGCTTCGCTGCGGCCTTTGGCGTCCGCTGCTCCACGATGAAGGCGGCGTGAACCTTGGCAGCGTCGGCATCGGTGAAGGTGCCGCAGAGGCGCTTACCTTCCCGGAGTTGAGACTTCCCATTCTTGCAGGGAATGATTTTGAAGTCCCCGCAAGTGAGGACTTCACGGTCTTTATCGATGTGTTTTTGCCAGTTCATGCTTACTCTTGGTTGGTGGTTACTGATGGAGTTCGTCGTCTTCGAGGAGTTGCTGGTCAGTGCCCTGGCGCTTCATGCGGGCGAACTCTTGCGCCACCCACTTCTCGCCCGAGGCCTGTTGGATGCACTCGACGAGCGTGCCCTCGTAGAAGCTGGTGGCGTCGGCGAAGTGGCGTCCCCAGCGGGTGCGCAGGAAGTTGCGGATGGCCAGGTCGCTCGGCTGCCAGGGTGCGCTGCGGAGAATATTGAAGGCGTCGGCCCAGGCTTGGCTGGCGTCTTTCTCGCCAAGTTTTTCGTTGCTCTTGATCGTCCCGAAGAAGCCCCAGCAGTCTTCGGTCGGGGCGGTTAGGAAGGTGTCGTTCATGTTGATCTCCAATGGTTTAAGTTTCTGAACGCATACACGCTCTGATAGCGCAGCCCAGCAAGGCTATTAGCCGCAGAATTCGATTATAAATCGTTCTTTTTCAATGGTTTGCGGATGCCTCATTTTCATCCTCCGCCGGGGCTTCGATAGCTTCGCGTCCGACGATCTTGAGCATCGTGGCGGCGGCCGCCTGCATGGCTTCGCAGTCAAACAGGTGATTGGGTCGCGACCCGATCTGCTTCCACACCCAGACGTTCTTCTCCTTGATGCGCTGCTCGGATTCCATCTGCGCGAGGTAGTCCTCGGGCACGTCGTCGGGCACCTCCCAGGTCGCCCCCTGCGACGGGTCTTGATTGCGCCGCAGCCGGGCCAGCGTGTCCTTGATGTTCAGGTTCGACCAGTAGTGAACGAAGCAGGCCCGCCGGTGGGAGAGGACGACCCGGCGGCGCGGTGAGTAGAAGCGCTGGATCGCTTTGCCGCCCTTCTGCTTGTGGACGAAGGTCAGTCGCCGGTCGCCGATGAGCGCGACCCAGCCCCGCTCGGCGCACTGCCGGTAAACTTCATAGGTGGCGTTGCCCGCGTCGACGAAGACGAGACTCGGATGGATCGAGAAGCGGGCCTGGAGCTGATCGACGTCCTCCCAGGTCAGGACGCGTTCGCTCCAGATCAGGCGCGAGGAGCCCTCGATGCTCCACGACCGAACCACGAGGAAGAAGTGGTCCATCTGGCAATCCACCGTGAGGATACGCAGCGGCACGAGGGCCAGCGGATGCTCGTGTGGTGGCGGCACGATCCGGCCCTGCCGGTCAATGGCCGCTTCATCATCCCATGCATCGCCCAGCCGGTAGCCGGAGCGTGTGATCTCCAGCTTGTAGTCCTCGACCCATTCCCGCCACGGTAGCGCGAGGCGTTTTTGGTAGAACTGCTGGAGGAGCGAGGTGTCGCCCTTGCGGGCCGCGAGCTTGGCGCGGAGGTAAAGTTCCGCCAGCTTGCCCCACGACATCGAGGCGAGGCTGTTCCAGTGGAAGCCGACATTCTCCTTGGCCGCATTCAAGTTCTGCGGGACGAACCTGCCGGTGGCATTCAGGCGGCGGCGATTCTCGTCGGAGTCGGTGATAGCGTGCTGGCAGCGCTCGCAACGAAGGGTGGTGGTCGCCCGGACCCTTTCAAAGTCATACTGCTCCTGCGCATCTTTGCAGTCCTTCGACCACTCCACGTTCTCCCAGCGGAAGGGCTGGCGGTGGCCGCAACTCGGACAGGCGAAGGTCCACTCCCGCATGTCGGTGGTCTCAAACTTGCGATGGGTGTCGTCGTCCTCCTCGCCGCCCTGGGACAAGAACAAGCACTTGCCCAGCCAGCCGAATGCGGTCACGCGGGCTTCGGCTTCAGCCATGTGCCCCTGCGGCCAGCGCCAGGTCTCGTCGCCAATCAGCCAGCGGATCGAGCGCCGCTGCAGGTTCGTCTTGTTGTGCGCGCCGAGCACCCACAGGGTCATGCCGTTGGCGAAGTGAACGGTGGTGTTCCGCTTCTTGTGGCGGTTTCGCGGGAACAGCGCACGGACGGGCGGGCACTCGTCAAAGAGCTTCTGCAGCCGGGACTCCGACTGGTCTTTCGCGTCCTCGTCGGTCTGGTCGAGCCAGAGGGTGGGGCCGGGCAGGTTGGCGATGATGTAGCAGAGCGTCAGTTCCGGCGCGGTGGTCTTCGACGATTGGATGCTGGCGAGGATCGAGACGAGGCGGACGCGGGGATCGACGATGGCCTCCATGACCTCCCGCACCCACGGCGAGTTGTCCGAGCGGAATCGACCGGGCATCGGCGAATACGGGATCGCGCCGATGTGCTCCTCGCACCACTGCCAGGGCGGACGGCGGTCCGGCGGTCGCCAGGCATCGCGCCAGATGGCGTTCAACTCCTTCATGGCGTGCAGGCTCCTCCGCCGTGGAGGGTTTCGCAGACCTCATCAATTGCGGCGGCGCACTCGCTTTGGATGCCGACGGCATCGAGGCCGGAGAGAACCGGTGGAAGCTCCGACTCGAACTTCGCCCGTAGCAGCGCGACGGCTTTCCCGACCTGCGTCGTCCACTCGACGCGGACCTGCTCCAGCGGAACGTAGTCGCCCTTAAGAATGGCGGTGCGGATCTCGCGCTGCTCGACCTCGGCCAGGAGTTTGCGGGCCTTGAGCGCTTCGCTTGCGCCCTGGACGGATTCTCCGCCCTTGAGGTCGCGGTCGCGCATGAACTGCCGCCAGGCGATGACTGAGTGAAGGCAGTTGGCCTGCGGCTCCGGTGCGCCCTCCAGCTTCTTCCACTGGTAAAAGGTCTGGCGGCTCACCCCGAGGAGCATCGCCAGTTCCGCGATGTTGCGGGCGTGTGTGACGGTTTCGTTGCTGCCCGAGGCGATGGCCTTCACGCGGTTGAGTTCGGAGGGCGACAGGGTCTTCCCGTCGGCCACCTTCTTCACGATGTTCTTCAGGTCGGCGGACAACAGCCGCTCCGCCATTTCCGGGCTGATGGAGTTCGGGCGGGCAGCGGGCTCGGGCGTGTCAGGCGACGCGTTCATGCCCGCAGGCAAGGTGTCAATCTGGACAGAGGTGCTGACAGGTTGGTCGATACCTGAAGTTTTGCCGGGACCCGCCTCCAGCACTGGACGGAGCCGGATGGCGTGGGCTGGCCAACCCCGGAAAAGTGTAAGGTTGGAAAATCCGCCTTTCACTCAAACTCGCCGCGCTTTTCGCGGACCCCGCAGAGCGCTATTCGGTATGGGACCCCGAAACCATCCCCCCTGCCTCGGCCTGTCAACCGGCCTTCAAACGGACTGCTTCGAGGAAGGCGATGGCCTCTTTCAAGTCTTCGAGGACGGCTTGCGCCCGCTCCTTTGAGAACGTCTCGACCTTCGGAAGCATGGTCCGCGACCATCGGTTGAAGGCCAGTGCTTCCGAGTAGGATTCGGAGGGCGGCTTCGTGGAATCGTCAAGCTTCGGATCACGCTTGGCTTTGCGAATGGCCGAGCGGAGCTTGGGGACCGGAAGCTTTTCTTCCTGGGCTTTTTCGAGCCACTGCTGGCCTTCTTTCACCGAGGTTGTGTTGGCGAGCATGGCTTCCAGATGGTGGGTCCAGCTCAAATCGTTGCACCGGTGCAACGGTTTGAAGAATTTGGCCACCATTTTGTAGCGGCGGAGGGACTGCTGTTCCAGCCCGGCGAGTTCGGCATACTGTTGCGTGTAGTGCTCGCCATGCCGCTCCTCCTGCTTCACGAGGAAGTCGCCCCACCACCAGGCCTTGCAGCCTTCCATCCGTTGCAGGGTCAGACCGATGGCCGCCATGTCTTCATCGGACGGATCGCCCGTAAACTCCAGCGAAGTCGGGGTGAGTCGGCAACCCGGCAGGGCGATGGTTTGGTTGAGGGGTTCGAGGGTGGCCGTGCTCATGCCCTCGAACGGTTTGTCAACGCGTAGATGTCGCGTGCCCGGTCGCTCTTCATGAATTCCGAGGCCGGAAGGTTAAAGGCCTTTTTGATCTCGCGGACACGCTTGGAAACGGCGGCGCGAGTCAGCCCGTATTGCTTGGCGACCTGCGTCTGGGTGAGACCACGGGCTGCGCCGAAGCCGAAGGCCAGCGAGATGCATTCGGCTTCGAGGCGAGGGTTCTGGCGTTCCTCGATGATGCGATAGAGAAACTCCTTGAGCAGTTCTCCCACCGCCCGGGCACTTTCAACACCCTCGCTGGGTATTGGGTCTGCGTGGTCAAAGTCCTCCGCTTCCGGTGCGGCAACAGGAAGATCGGAAATGTCGTGGTTCCTGCCGTTCCCAACATAGGAGCACTCGGGCTTGTCCAACCCCATCTGCGCCAGCTTCTGCCGCTCCTCGAAAGGGAGCGTGGCCAACCAATCGCGATACGCACTGGCGTATTCGCGGTCACGGCTGGCCTGAAGCTGGCGGGCATCGTTCATGATTACGCGACGCCCTCCGGGATGGGAGTTTTGAAATAGACGCGGTCGATGGTGGCATCGAGCAGGTCGAGCCACGAATCTGGGAAGAGCACGGCGCAACGGCGCTGCTTCGCCAGCCGATGCAGTTCGAGTTTCTCCACCTGTGAAAGGGTCGAGAAACGGCGGAAATACAGATCGCTGGCAGTGATCGTAACGATGCCTACCAGCGAGCCAGTAGCAGGGAGACCGAGAGCCTCAATGCGCTCCCGCACTGTCCAGAATCCGGGCGTTGCCGGGGAGTTACTGCGAGATGGAACCGCTACTGCGAGATGTTTTGAGCGATTCGACGCATCTCGCAGTGAGCGCAATCCCAGTAAACAAGCCGCTTCCAGAGGAGTTACTGCGACTACTGCGACTACTGCGAGATGGTTCGGGGAAGTTTTTGTATTACATGTGTGTGTGTGACGCACACGCACACACGCGCTATGGACGGGGAGTTGAAAACATCTCGCAGTATCGCGCAGTCTCGCAGTAAATGCCGCAGCTTGTTCATTGGCAGCGACTTCCAAACTGCGAGATGTTCTGCGAGATGTTTTTGCCCTGCGCGATCTCGCAGGAAATGGCTCAGAACGGGTCGGCATCGCCATCCTCCGGTTGAAGGTTTGCGTTGGCGAGGGCCTCGATCTGGTCGTCGCGATAAATGAAGAAGGTCCGGCGTCCATCCGTTCGGCACCGTCGCTGGGCGACCCAGAGGTAGCCCTGGTTGATCATGGCGCAGAGACGGCGGCCGATGGAGATTGTGTTGTAGGCGTTCTGGACGAGCGGTTTGATTGTCTCGTCGGTCACGAGTGCGCTGTTGAGTTCCGCCGAGGTCCCGGACCAGCAGGAATCGCTTTTGGCACTGGCGAAGTAGTTGCTCCTCCACAGGTCGAGGATTTCGGCAAAGCTGTTGGTCACGCTGGACTGCCGGGCGATTTCCTCGAGTTCTGGGTCGATGAAAGATCGGACGCCGAAGCGGGCATTGCCGACACATTCGACGGGGATCTGGAAGTCGAGCAGCCAACGGGCGAAGAACGGAAGTTCGCGGGCGATGATGGAGGCTACATCGGGTGGAAAATCCTTTCGCGCCCGCTCGTCCGACTTCAGCAGAATCAGCTTGTCCTTGATCGAGACATCGAGGTCAGGGAGAATGCGGATGGATTCCGGGTCGTCGTTGCAGGTGACGAGAATCCGCCCGTTCCACGGCACAGTGAGCTGATCGCGGAACTTTGCATGGTAGTTGAACGTGTGGTTGGCTGCGACTTTCTTGACGAGGTTGGAGAAGCGCAGGTGGGCCTTCGGATCGCCGGAAACGGGATCGTCATCGATGGTCCAGAGGGCGTATTCGAAAAGTTCCTTGTTGAAGTTGCTGCCGCCCAAGAGGAAGTCGGTCGCTTCCTGTTTTCCGCCCACGAGCGGTGCGACCAGCCGCTCGGACAAGAGGGTCTTTCCTACTCCGGCAGGACCGGCAATGAAGACCGCCTGGCCTTTCAGCAGCGCTCCGTTGTAAGCGCTCGCGTAGAAGCGTTTCAGCCACGAGAGGAAGATTCCCAGCGCTACGTCGGAGAACATCGAGCCAAGGTAGTCGGCGATGAACGGGAACTTATCTCCCCATGCCTGGGAGTCTTCGGCAGGCTCCAGACAGCGCGTCGTCGAGATGTTGAGGTAGACCTTCCGGTTGATGCGAATGAGGGTGTCCTTGTGGTGAACGAAAGGCATGGCCCCCGCGACGGCCTTGCGCTGTTCGATCTCGTGGATCACGCAGTCGAGTTCCGAGGCCGGTTCGCCGTAGGGGTCAGGATCGAGGCCAAACTCCACCCGCAGGTGGCGGGCGAGCGTGGTCGCATTCATGGCCTGCCAGGATCTATCCGGCAGCCGTCGCCAGTAGTGGCGTCCATCGAAGTAGATGTCCTCAATGGCCCCGCCGATCTTCTCCTGCTGGTGGCGTTCGACGAAATCCCGCCCGAAGATATCCGCCCAGCTCATGAAAGGCTTTCCGCCGGTGAAGCATTGGCAGCCGGTGTCGCGCACGATCACGGACAGGGCGTCGGCGTCCGGGTCCCAGAAGCGCACGCCTCTGGCACCTTCGACGAAAGGACCACTCCAGCGCCCCGGAAACCGGACCAGAAGCTCCTTTTCGACCTCGGCCAATGGAATGACCGCCCCCGCCTTTTTGAAGTCCTTCTGGCGGCTGGCGGACTCGATCCAGTGCCAGAGGACATCGGGTCCGACGGGCGCACCTCCGAATTCCTGCCACTCCAGCCCGCATTCGTAGTAGCGGCACACATCAAAGAAGGCCTCCTCGTCGAGTCCCGGCAGAAGCGCATTCAGACCCAAGCTCGTGCGGGCCCGGTTCAGCGTTCGCTTGAGAATTCCTGCCCCGTGGATGGGCATGGGAACGGCGAAGCGCCAGACAAGCCGGGCACCGCCCGAAAAGGTCCGCGAGCCGAAGGAAGGTAGAACCTTGCCGCTGGCCCGACTGATCGCGTCCCGCAGGGCGCTGTCGCCCAGATTGGCGTCATAATCGACGACCAGCCCGTGGAGGAATTGCGGCGGATTCTGTTTGGAGACCCGCAGGTTCGGATTCAGCCCCTCGGTGAGGTTGTAGAAGAGGTGATCCGTCCCGTTCTCGGCGCACCAGGAGCGGAAGCGGCGCTTGTCCTTAAAGGCGTAACCCGGATGGGCAAACGAGGCGGGATCGCTGCGGGAAAGGCGGCTTTCAGAGAGGTTCGGAAGGCAGAAAAATGGAAGATCATCACTCATACTGGCGTGGGGGCGGTGTCATCCGCGACCGAGCCCAGTCGGCCAGCAGGAGCGCATCGGCAGTGGCTTGCTTGACGCGAAGTTGTGGAAACCGACGGCAGGCTTCCGCCTTCAAGGCGGCCTTGCGGGCAGGGCCTTGCTTGCCGTGGAGTCCGGAGATGCCGCGTTGCCAGACCTGCGGCTTGACTAGTCTCAGGGGGAGACGCAGCGCAGCCAATGAGCCGGTCCAGAAGCCGACATTGCGCCCGAAGGTGAAGGCCGAACGCACGCCCATCTGCGGAGAGGAATGAACGTCCTCCATCCACACCGTGGTGTAGTCCGGATGAAAATGGCGAAGCCACTTGACCGCTTCGGCCTCATCAGTGAAGGGAACAGGATCGCCGAAAATGCCCTCGCTATAGTCGACCATTCCGCCGGAAATACCTGGGTCGATGGCCAGCAGCGTAGTCGGCAAAGGAAGCAGAGATTGTTCGCTCATGGCTATTTCGTGTAGCGGGTGGATTCGATGGCTTCGGCGGAAACGGGAAGACCGGGTGCCCATTCAGGCGTGACAGACATCAGGCGCACGACTTCGGCGGCGGCTTCGCGGTCTTGGGCATCGACCTCGACAATGGCCTCGTCATGGACATGCCAGACGATGTCGAAACCGGCGTCCTCAAGGCGCAGCAGGCACTCGGCAAACACGTCTCGCGCGGTCCCCTGGATCAGATTCTCGACCAGCTTGGAGCCCCAGAAACGGCGAGGCGCATCGCCCCGGGTGACGCGGGCGGACCAACCACGCGGGTTCACGTCGAAGTAGCGGATTTCGCGGCCCGACGGTAGTTCGAGGGTGTAGGTCTGGCCCCGGCTGAGTTTGAAGGCGTGGTCGAGGCGCTGCCAGAGTCCCGTGATGAGTGGGTTCGAACGTCGAAAATCGAGCACCGCCCGTTTCGCTTCGACCGGGTTCAGTTCCAGTCCGGCCATCTGCTTGGCGATGCGGATAAACGGCTCGTGAGAAGCGCCGTAGGAAAGCCCAAGGACACGGGCCTTAGCCAGCGAGCGCAATTGCTTGTCGACTTCTTTCAGCGGTCGCGGGTCGTCATAGTTCATGGAAGCCCGAGCGTGCGCCTCGTAGGTATCTCGCCCGGAGGCGACGTGTCCCAGAAATTCCTGGTCACCGATCAGCCAGGCCAACACGATGGGCTCGATCTGGCGGAGGTCGGCGATGATGAACTTCTTGCCCGGTCGGGCGACGAAGCACTGGCGGATGTTGACGCCGTTGCTTTCTTCGCGCGGCAGGTTCTGCAGGTTCAAGCCACTGTCGCCGGACCAGCGGGCGGTGGCGGCCGCACCGCAATACTTCAGCGAAAATGGCATGACGCCGTCATTGCCTGTGCGATCCCGGATTGTCTCCAGAACACGAAGGGCTTTGTTGGCCTTGCGGTAGTCCCGCATGGCGCTGACCCATGGGTAGCGGTCGCCGAAACGAGTCTCCCATTCCTCACAGCCCGAATCGTCCTCGGCCGTGGACGGAGGGACCGCAATGCCCTCGATCCGACAAGCCTCCGCCAGCGCCTTGGGCGATAGGGTTTTTACCTCCGAATCGGCCCACGGGATACGCCGCTCCGCCTCCCAGAGAACTGTTTTGAGATGGGCGATTCCCGCTTCGACGCGGTCCAGGTCAATGGCCACGCCCCGACGCCCGATTCTTGCGGTTTGCGTCGAAAGCCGACGTTCCCATTCCGGCCAGCCTGCATGCTCTTGCTGCCAGATGGCAAGGGCCGCTTCGGCATCGGCCAGCGCGTAGCGCTTCCAGTGATTCTGCTCGAAGGCGCTGAGTTCACGGTACCGCCGACCCTGCATCTGTTTGCGCGTATCCTTGTCGAGGGTGATGCCGAGAAACTCACGCGCCGCGCCTTCGAGGTTGCGGGGTGCCTGGAGGTAAACGGACAGGTCGGCGGTGCAGCGCCAGTCCTTCGGCTTGGCCCAGTCGGGAATAAGTCCGAGTTCAGCGGCGCGATCCCGCACCTGCGCATCAAAATTCGCGTGATGGGCGATCCATGTTCTGCCCGCAATTTCCCGCCACGGGGCATCGGAAGGTGGACCAACATATCGGACATCTTCCCCGGCAATTGATACCAGATACGGGTCGAAGTCGGGGTGAATCAGATACTGCTGAGTCGCCAGCTTCTTCAGCGAATATTCGCGGGAATAAAAGCATTCCCAATCTACAGCATAAATGCTCATAAACTTGCTCCTTCCTTGTCTTCAAATTTCCATCGAAATCCTCCTGCTCTTTTTGCTTTCCCCTTGAGCACCTGATTGATCGACGAAGGGCTGATGCGTAAGGCTTTGGCCGCATCGGACTGGCAGGCGAAGATGCGCCCCGTTTCTATTTGAACTACACGTCCCAACGCCTTCCTTTTGGCCTGAGAAACCGCGCGGGAAAGGTGAAGAAGATCGCGGTTTCGGGAGTTCTCCCTTCGCGTTACGAAGTGACAGTTAAACGGACTGTAGCCCTGGTCATTGTCTATTCGGTCAATTTCCAGGCCAGGTGTATAACCATTGGCCATCGCCCAAGCAGCAAATACTGGCCATGATCTCTCCCATTCCTCACAAACTCGAATTCCCCGTTTCCAATAGCGATGCGCATAGCGGTAGTTCGGGGAGCACCGCGCGTGCATCTGGCAATAAACATTATACAGCGGTTTGATTCGCTCAGGGCTTTCCCGTGTCGCAAAGAGACTCGGGTATTTCTGATTTGGGTGAGCGGCCTGTTCGTCCCAGAGGCCGTCCTCCCAAAGCCGAGCTACCGCAGCGGCTTCTCCCTTTTGAGCCATCTCAGAAATCGATTCAATCGAGAAGACGTTCTTCATTTCTTTCGCCTCCAGTCGTTGAGTTCACGAAGGTTCAGGCGGGTCGCGTGCGCCGAGAGAGTGTCGGCCCAGGCTTGCGCCCGGACCGACAACCCCCGACATACCCGCACCAGCCAAAGGCAGGTGGACAGGCGCAGGCTCACAGCACGCTTTCTTCAATGAAGTTGAGAAACATCGACTGGTGGAGCCCACGGGCGCGGACCACCGGCACATACCAGCTATTGCGCTGGTTCGTGCGCAGGGCGCTGGTCACATCCCAGCCGCCGCGATGGATGCCCTCGCGAAGGTGCCCGCAGACGGCGGCGGTCACGATGGGCTTGGCCGCCGAGTTGTAAGCGCTGGAAACGAGGGTCCAGAGGGCGCGGGTGTAGCCTCGATCATTGAACCGGACGGTGGCGTATTCCACCGGCACCGGGATGAGCACGACGAGGTCGGCCGCTTCCTTGACCCGGGGAAGGTTGCTGTCCCAGTCGGTGGTGAACCCTGCCGCGCGGGCGTCTTCGAGGCGCTCGAAGATCCGGGGTAGCTCGTCGGATTCACCGAAGGGCAGATCCTCCTGGTAGTATTTCCGGGCCGAGAGCACCGTCATGTCGAAGGCCTGGTTCCCGTCTCCGATCACCAGTTCCTTGTTGAAGACGAAAGCTCCCTTGGGGAACTCGTCGGCCAGTGTGCCGCTTTTCTGGACAAGAGAGAGGCGCGGGATTTGGATATCCCCGGTGCCCCATTCTCCGGTCAGACCTTTGATCGGCGGCGTGGTGGTGACTGGAGCGAGGACGCGGCTTTCCTGTTTGGCGACCGGTAGCGCGTTCTCGCTCGTTGCTTTTGCAGGGGCGACGGCAACGGCCGTGCCCGATTGGATGGCTTGTCTGAACGATGTCTTCATGGACTTGTATTCCTTAGTTGTTGATTTGCTTGAGGTAGCGCACCGGTGCGCCGGAGGTGATGGCCTCGCGGTCGGTGAGCCGGTCCGCCAAGAGTCGTTTCCATTCCGCCTTCTTCCGGGGCGGAGCCTTGCTCGCGTAGAGGTCCTCCAGCTTCGGGAGGCTCACGTCGCAGGCTTGGAGAAAATGATTGAGGGGCACGCCCGCGTCCTGCGCGATGTCCCACGCGGCGAGGAGGTTGGTGACGCTGCGGCGTCCCGCCCGCTCGGCCAGTTCGTAGCCGGGGATCTCGATGCCCTGCTCGAGGCGCATGGCCAACGCGTGGCGCTTGACCGACTCCACCCACTTGTCGAGAAGCGCGGCCAGTTTCAGGGCTTTGGCCATGTCCGAGGGATCGGTGATGGCGGAAGAGTGAACCTCAACGGGCAGCGGGTATTGATCGCCCAGATACTTCGCGGCCAGCGGCAGAGCCTTGTTCATCAGCGCCGGGCACTTGGCGCGAAATCCGCAATACTCACAGAGGTTCGGCTGCGGGTGGTAGCTCTTGTCTGGGTCCAGCCAGCGGGCGCGGATGGTCTCCAGCCGGAGTTCCATCCAAGGCAGATCCGCCCGTCGGAAGACGTGGTGGAGGATAGCGTCGCAGCGGGGAATGAGAAAGTAGAACTCGATCTCCTCGACCTGGGGCTCGCGCAGAAACAGTCCCAGCGTGTAGGCGACGGCCTGCGGGTTGTTTTCCGGTTCCTCGACCAGTTTGAATCCAAACTTGTAGTCGACGATTATGCCCTTGCGGCCTTCGACCAGGAGCCAGTCGCAGTAGCCCCAGATCTCCGGGAAGCGCGTCTCCAGCTTCACTTCGGTCTGGATCAGGGCATTCGGGCGGCCTTCCTGAAGCTGCGTCGTAAAGGAATCGACGAGTTGCACGCACTCGCTCTCCGGAAGGGTAAGCGAAGAGGTGTCGCCGTTTTCCGCCGCATCGTGCATGGCGGTCCCGCGAAGCGTGACGGGGTGGATTTCCGCGTGGGGATCACGCTGGAAACCGGGGCATCGCTCGACATTGGCAAGGCCCGAGGGTGACAGCGGCGCATGCGGCCGCTCCGGTGCTGGTGAACTTGTGGTTGTACTCATAACTTCGAAAGGTTCCGGGGCTTGCCCCTCTGTTGGGTCTCTCCGCAGCGGCGCGGAAAACCGTCTCAGGTTTTCGCCACTTTTTTCTGGGCGCACGTAGGCCAGGTCGCCGTCGTTGAGGAGGTCGATGTTGGCCAGTTTGCCCTCAACCCGACTGCGGACGGTCTCCTCAATGGTGCCTGCCGCGAAGACGATGTACTGCTGGGCGGCGGACTTCGCTCCGGCGCGGTGAATGCGTCCGAGGGACTGGCGGAGGTCGGTGGCGGAAAAAGTCGGGCAAATAAGGGCGACGCGAGGAAAGGTGCCACTCACGTCATGGAGGCTCAGCCCGACGCCACCCGCCTGGATCATGCAAAGGATCACTCGCGCCCGATCCTGCTGAAATGCGTCGATGGCTGACTGGCGCTCGTCTTCGCTCTGTCCGCCCTGAATCCGGCAGGGAACGCTATCGCCGTTGAGTTTCGTCGCGAGGGGCTCCAGCGCCCGCAGCGTTTCACGGAAGCACACAAAGATCGCCACGCTCCGACCTTCGGCGACGAGGTCTTCGGCGAGCTGGCCGATGGCCTTGGCCTTCAGATACTCCGCTTTCTGCCGCGCCCGCAGACCCGCAACCAGTTCGGTCTCCGCGCCACTCGCCAACTCGTTCAACTCTTCGAGAATGGCCCGGTCGATGGCGTCCGACTCCCCGGTTTCCAGCGGCAGGGTTTCAACGCGGTTGGCAGGGAAGGCGTCGCCCAAATCGGCGATACGGGTGCGCACCGTGCGGGATCGCATGGAGGCCCAAATACGCGTCAGCCCCTTGGGGCCGCCCACATACTCGTAGCCCCCGAAGTAACCCTTGCGGCAACCGTTGTCTTTGCACCACGGGAGGAAGTCCCGTCCGTTGTGCAATCCGAGCAGGTAGCCCAGCGCCTTCATTTCGAGCGGGTTCTGGGCGGCAGTAGCAGAGAGCAGAATCGCTTTCGCGCCGCAGTCCCGAATCGCCATGACCATCCGGCAGTTCTGCGTGTCCGCTCCCTTAGCGCGGTGGACCTCGTCGATCACCAGCAGGCAGTTGGCAGGAAGGGTCCACTGGAACTTCCGCTTCGAGGTCCACTTGCCGAGCGGGGTCTTGCCGGTCCGAAGTTTCTCGTAGTTGGTTACGTGCGTAACCCGGACGCCGACCTTGGCGGCGACTTCCTCCCAGACGCGGAGAATCGGCTTTGGGCACACCACGGCGATGTCCAGCCCCAGCTTCTTGGCGAGGAAACAAGTCTTCCAAGTCTTGCCTGTTCCGGGATCGCTGCTATCCAACGCGACATCCCAGCGAGTCAGCATCTCCGCGAGGGCGGCGATGTCTGGCTCCTGCCAGGAATAAGGTTGGACTGTGGCTGCTGCGCTCAT